AAAGATAGTGTTTATGGTGAAAAACACTTCTTTGGACACATGTTAAACCCACCAGCATTTAATGTTGGATCAAAGGTTGCAAGTGGAACTCAATTAGGGCAGGTTGGTGGAACTGGATATGGATTGCCAACTAAATATCCAGATCACTTACATTGGGAAATTGGTTCTAGAGGAAGTGAGCAAGATCCTGGAATATGGATTAAGAACCACCCTTTAGATGGTTCTGGTCCTGGAGGCAATACAAGCGCCGCTGCTAGTGCTGCTAGTAACATGCAGTCTAGTAATAATAACACTACCGTATCTTCAGCATCTAATACAACTAATACAACTAATACATCTAATATTTCATCAAGCGCAACAACAGTTTCTGGTGTTAATAGTAGAAATATGCAAGCAAATAATTCTGCTGCTAATAATGTGGTTGTTGCTCCAGTACCAGCAGCACCAAAAAAACAGAAATTAAGACCATCATCACCATCAACTCCATCATTCCCATCGTATCCGGATTCCCCAATTTTGTATTATGACCCCTGGATGGTAGAAAGCACATGAGTAGCAATTCAATAAAAACATTTACACCTCAGCACGTTTATATTACATCACTCGACGGAGATACGAGAGATATTGGTGCTATGACCACGTTGTTTAATTACTACGAAGACATCGATAGACCTTTTGTGCAAGGAATATTAACCGTAGTAGATTCCGGTGTTAATTTAATCAGAACTCTCCCAATTCAGGGCGGAGAAGATGTGGAAATTGAACTTCAATGTGCTACAGATGAAAGTGGATCTGTAAAAAATGAGATCATTACTTATAAATTTAGAATATGGAAAATATATGATCGTATATTTGAACCAAAAATACAAGCATATAAAATAGCATTGGTTACTGAAGAAGCATTAAAAGCTGAATATGTAAGAATTTCCAAGAGACTTACAGGAACTTCAGATGAAATTGTGACGAAATTATTATCTGAGTCTTTAAAAACTAAGAAATCTATTAATGTTGAAAAATCAGGGAACAAACATGCCATGTTCCCAGCAAGAAAATCTGTGCCATCTATTATATCCGCACTGAAGGTGAAATCTAGATCAGAGAAGGTTGCTCCCAAGACAAAAAAATCAACTGAAACCACTAGTACTGAATCAGATATTCAAAGTGATAATGAAAGTGCTGATGGTTCTGTGGCGGGAACTGCTGGATACTTATTTTTTGAGAACAAAAATGGATTTACTTTTAAATCAATTGATACAATATGTGCAGTTGGCAATAAAGGTAACTTCAATGGTAACGATATTATAGGAACTTATTACTCTCGAAGTTCTATTGATGGCGAAAATCAACAAAGATTATATAATATCGAAAAATATAGATTTTTGGATGAGATTGATATTATGGATAAATTTAGGAGAGGAGTTTATTCGACAAAGTTAGTATTTTATGATATTTCCTCCGGAAATTATGAAGAAGTTAATTTTAGTTTAAAAGAAACGTTTGATAACATGGTCAAACTTGGATTCCAAGACAAGTTGCCCGAATATCAGATTAGAAACGAGAAGTATCCCACAAGAGTTATCTCAATGGTTGTTGATAATGAATTGTGGAATCAAAAAGAAGAACCCGCAAACCCAGATGAGGGTGGTGATGTTGAATATCCAGATGAATCAAAATATCTTATTGCTCAGGGTATATCCAGAAGAAACATTTTAAATAATCAACAACTTGAGATTACAATCCCTGGAAATGCGAACCTAGTAGTAGGAGAAAAGATAAAAGTATATCTACCAAACATGGCCGCTGAGGAAATCAGAAAGAATGATGAGTGGGATACTGAGTCCAGTGGATTTTATTTAATTTCTAGACTATCACACAATTACTTTATGGCAAACGAATCTGGACCAGAATTTACCACAGTTCTTCATCTAATTCGTGATACATATGGTATGGAAGAAGAACCAAGTACAGTTAAATAAATATGGATCCGGTAATTTCCACACTATTTCCCACATATAAAATCGGAAGCGACGGTTTCTCCTGGTGGATTGGTCAGGTTGAAAATGTTGATGATAAAAAAGGTGGTGGTAGAGTACAGGTAAGAATAGTAGGGCAGCATCATAGAGAAGGAGATATTACTCCTACTACTGATTTGCCATGGGCACATGTCATGCTTCCTGCAAATATTCCATACTCTACAGGAACTTCGTCTGGTGCTAGCAACTTAAAGGTTGGATGCTGGGTTGTTGGGTGTTACCTTGATGTTGATTGTCAAAAACCATTGATTATGGGATCCATTGCCCATACTCCCGGTTCAACTTATAAAGAAGATGCAGAATTTGATCCTAGCGCAGTAACTTTAGGGTTAAAAAGAACCACCGACCCAAAAGTTAAACCAACGGCAAATAGATCAGCTGATGAGCAGAAAGGCAGGAGAGAAAATGGATCTAATGCTGATGGTGGTCCGGCAGCCGTCAAGAAATTAAATAAAACCAAGGGTGTTATCCCAATGGTAGCGGCTCTCAAGGGAGAGGAAAGTGATACAAACCCCACTGGAGGTAAAGTATGTGTGAAGGTTGCTGATCCAAATTGTGATGCCAAAGATCTTGGCACTAGCATGAAGAAAGTAATTTCTGAAATTTTAAAGAACAGTCAAAATTCTGGTGGTAATTTAGGGTCTTATTATGTTGGTAAGGTAAATGGTGAGTTGTATGATGCTGCTGCTATACCAAGAAAATACATCAACAAAATAAACAGAATTGTAGTATCTTTTGGTACTAGAATTAAGAAAGAAATTGTATTTAACATCAGATCTGCCATCGAGTCTCTGATTAAAACACTAATGGGTGTCGAAGCAGCAACAGAGGGAGCAAAACTTGCTGCGGATAAAGCTAAAGCACCAGATGAATCATTGGAAAAGCCTAAAGAAAAGGGTAATTTTATTAAGAAAGCAATTGATGTTTTCAATCAGATCCTTAATGAGTTAGGTTGTTCATTTACAAAAACTCTTGACGATTTAATTAAGTACATTGTTGATTTAATTATGGAGTATCTTCTAGATGCTTTCAGTGCTGCATTCTGCTTAATTGATAATGTTGTTACACAAATTACAAAATATCTAAACTCTGCATTTGAATCACTAATTAATGCAGTTCTTGGTCCGCTGGAAGGATTACTTTCTGGATTTGAAAATTTTGGAAATATAATTGGCGGACTTATAAAAAACGTTCTTGATTTTCTCAATATTAGTTGTACTGGACTCAGTGACAAATGTAATAAGAATCAAACGGAATGTTCTGATGGATCATCAGATGATAAAAAAGAGAAGGATGAAGATTTCTTAGATAGGATTTTAAAAGAAATTGAACAGGGTAGTTTAACTGGCAATGATTTAAGTGGTACGAATGTGCCTAGAGTAGTTTGTGATGAGGCGAAAACAAATGGTGGTAGGAAAGAAACTTCTGTTCAGGTAAAAGGTGGTGTATTAAATCAACCCATTCAAACATCATACGTCTCCACAACTAACATTATACCAGACATCCCATTGAGTTTGGGGACATTTCCTAGTGGTTACGAAAACTTACCAGTAGCAAATCCGGCTGGATTAGGATATGACAGAGACTCATACACTCCATATAAATTAGTGGCATCACCTGATAAGTTAAAACTTGGAGGAATTGCTACATTTGATTTAACTGGTCCGGAAAGAAATAGTGTTCTTGAAGTTGAAATATTATCATCTTCTGACATTTTTAGTGAGGCGTTTGCAGAGTATGAACCATGTCTGGTTGAGAGTGGTGATGGTCTTGCTGTCGGACTTGAAATTCAAGTTCGTAGAGATGCCGCTGGCGTTCCTAGTACTATTATCGTTAATCCTGGTACAGGATACCTGGTTGGTATGATATTCACTCTACCATATAGTAAGATAGGTGGTACTAGTGTAGATGATGATATCGAGATTAAAATTACAAAAGTGGGACAAGAATTAACATACAGGATGTTTGGTGATGCCCGCGATAAAAGACTTATAGACACGAACATATACGATGAGTATAGAACATTTACTTACTCAGAACCAATTTCTTTTGTATTCCCTACCAGAATAGTACCGGATACTAGTTCCCCATCTATCATAGGACTGGAGATTATTGGACAACGTGCTTCAGATTCTATCATACTTTGGGAAGAATTGCCAGAGGAAATTTTTGCAGATACTACTTTAATTCAAGAAGAAAAATCTGTAGAACTGACTACAGAAAAAGATTCTTATGTTGAGGGTAGTTCAGTAACTTTTAATGTAAATACTATAGGGTATCCAGAGGGTTCGGAATTTACTTGGAAAATATCTGGTGATGTAGATTTTACTGATTATATTGAGTACGATGAAAACGTAGTAATTAACAATGGGTCTGGATCATTCTTAATTCTACTCAATGATGATGGAGTATCTGATAATTCTGAAGTCATGTTGGTTGTCTTGTATGACTCTAATGATGTTCCGGTTGCATTTAAACAAATTACTATTTTAGATAAGGATTCTACGGATGCTGCGACTGGTGTAGTCCAAGAAGATACGTTTGTCTTAACATCTACAAGCACACAGGAGGATCTGGATAATTATTTGGCAACGGTAGATACCTCAATCGTTAGGGATTTTGGCGATTTTACTGTTAATCTACCACCTGATCTTGGAGCAGTAAATATTCCGGAAAGATCTGGGGAACCTATTGAATTCTTACCACCACAGTTTGGTGATCCTATCGTTGATTCGGATGGATCTATTATTAGCATACCTGTTACATACCCCGGAAACAGAAGTTATCAAATTGCACCAAAACTTGTAA